TCTGTAGATTTTGTCGCCGCATCAACAAGCGGTTCGAGTCCATCCCATATCGCTTTTCCGCAGGATTCTTTTACGTTGCTCATGGCGTTATCAAATTTCTTTAATTTGCCCGGAGCAGTTTCGCCCATAGCCTCTGCGACACCGCCGACCTTTGTTCTCAACTCATCAAGTATGATTCCCTGCGCATCTTCTATCCTTCCAAGGGAGACAAAGCTTTTAACAAGCTTTTCCGTATCGTCTGACAACCTGATTCCATAACGCGAAAGAATCCCCATCCCCTCAACAGGAGAATCGAGAGCTTTCCCAACAGCACGGACCGCCGTAGACAAATCCATATCCCACACCGATGCAAGATCGGCTGACAAAGTAATTGATTCAGGAAATACGTTTTCATTTATATTTTTGAACGTAGCCATTAAAGCCTGAGCGTTGATAACTTGTTCATCTGCAAACATTGTAGTTTTTTGCATACTGTTTGCAAGGTCGAGCATGCTGTCACGAGTAGCGGCAGACTCGCGCCCTGTTGCCTTGAGCACCGCGTTCAGTTTTGCTATCGATACTTCTTCTTCACCGAATTCCTTAACGAGCTTTAACGCTCCGTCAAGCATTTGTTTGCACGTATCGACAACCCCAGTAACGGCCTTAAAAGCACCGGAAAGAGACATTACAGAGTCAACCGATTGCTCGGTCATTGCGTTGATAACTATTTCAACAACTTCGCTCATTCTTTCTTTCTCTTACCATACTCAATATTGCAAGTGCTTATAATGTCATACACGTACCAGGGCTGCTCGATCCATCCACCCGCGAACGGCCATCCATATTTCCGGTACTGCTCCCACATCCACAAACACCGCTTTATATTCTCCGTGAAAATACCGGTTATCTCATCACGCTTGACAAGATGATCACCCTGTAGCGCCATCTCTCGCCCGACATCATCGGGGACAACCTCGTAATCAATATAGCCTTCCTGGAATAACTGGAAGGCTATAGGGAGTTTTTTAGTTCTCGCTCCAGCTCGGCTTCCTTATTCCATATCGCGGTAACAATTTCGTTATAAAGGGAACTCAATCCGGGTTCGGCAAGCAGCATCGCTGCTGTTGTAATTTCTTTTTTATTTGATACAAGCCCTTCTATTTTCTCAACCGCAAGTTCGAAAAGAATATTGTCTTTCGTGTTGACAGTGACCTTCTTCTTCTCGTCTACGAATGACATATCCTTTGCAAAGCAAGAATTCTTTTCCTCTGTCGTAAGATACCGAAGGAATACTTTGATCGGTTTTGGATCGTCTTTACTCCCGAGCCATTCGGGACTATATTCCCATTTCCTCGAAAAATTAATCTCCATCCTTTTTTCTCCTCTGTATTATACGTAAGTCAATGCGCCGTTGCCCTCGACATTTACGGAAACACCGACCTTATCAGACACTTTACTATTGATCGTGAATCCGGCGACCAGTCCATTGCCAGACCAATATGCCGCAGAAGATGTGTAAAATCTGAACGCGATATTTCCTGCATCAGTGCTCGATCCCTCAAGGTCAGACAAAATATTAACCTGTTGTGCGTCCGTCCTATCAAGCGTCATCGTGAATGATGCCTTCCAGTCACGAATTGTTTGCACCTTGTCCTTGAATGTCGATCCATATGACGTTATGTCCACAATCTCCGCAGAGGGGTTTATTGTCCATGAGTCAACGAGTGTAATTTTTGTAGCCCCGACACGGACAGAGCCATTTTTTCCCAAATATGCAGCCATGCTACCTCCTAGCTTGAACTAAACGCACAAGCCCCATTTCCTTCAAAGTTTATAGATACCCCGACCTTGTCGGATACTTTACTATTTACTGTAAGTCCCGCAAGTAACGCATTGCCCTGCCATCTCTGCTGTGATGTAATGTATAACCTGAGCGTTACATCAGCAAGCGTTCCGCCCGATTCTATTTGTCCAAGCAGTGCCGCCTGTTCAGTATCCGATCTATCGAGGGTCATAGTTATAGACCCTTTCCAGTCACGGATTGTTTGCGCCTTATCTTTCCATGTTGACCCATACGAGGTGATATCAACAATTTCAACCGACGGATTGAGCGTAAACGAGTCAACATACCCGATCAAAGCCGTTCCGTTTCTTACCGATCCATTCTTACCAATATATGCAGCCATGCCGCCTCCTATGGGAGCAAATGATTAAAGTGATAAAATATTTTAAACTTGACATCACAGATTCCGTAATTTTCAACATTCTCCGTGACATCGTTCCCAACATATTGCACATCGAGCGTATTCGCCCTGATTGTCGTTGACGTTTCAACCACCACTGCGACGGCCTTGATTAAATCAGCAAGCTTGTTTTCAATTTCCCCGCCCATGTCCTGCACGTACCCGCGCACGATGAGAGATTGTCTTCCCTCTCTGTCCATCCACGTAGCCACAGTGCTATCAACCGCAATCCTTGTTATCTCCGATTCTCCAGGTATCAACGACACGCCCGGGAAATCGGATATCTGCCAATCCCAAAAAGATGTAAGTGACCGAGTGACCTTATTTATTCCGGTGCTTGCCGAAAGGTCCGTAACAATCGCGTCAAATATTTGTTCTCGTACCGGATCAGCCATTTTTGAATCCTGTTATTGCATAATGCACGCACAACCCTGGTAATTCCTTTTTCAATCTGTCACGCTCATCACGAAAAATCCATTTACCAGGCTGCATTTTTGCGGTCCCCGTTTCGTGGAACCTCGCAATATATGCACGTTCTTTTCGTATGTAAATACGTCCCTCTCGCTCTTTAATTTCTTTCGCAAGAGCCGCCTCCGTCTTCCCTGTCGGATGACGGAACCGCTCATTAAACTGCACCTTAATTTTTTCATAGCTTTCATTGACAGCAGCTTCAATCACTGGTCCCATGTGGTTGAGATTGTAAACCATCCCGTTAAACTTTCTGACTAAATCGTCAACCTGCACGTCGATCCTTTCTTGTATATAAATCAAGAACTCGTTTCACCGACCAAGGCAGGTCGTTCTCGTAAGTGATCGACCCGCCCGAAACCGATTCACTTCTAACACCGACCCTGTTTTTGGTTTCGTTGTTGAATTTCAGCCGGATCATTTCCTTTGCAGCGCCCGAGAGGTCGTGCGGGATTGTGGTATACCCCCCAGTGTAAACGACCTTCACGCTCTTGCTTCCATATTCGAATACGTCATCGGTTAAAACTATTTTCCCCTCGGTCGAATATATAACGATCGATGTTGACCCTATTTTATCCGATGTCGAATATGTTCTGTCAACGTCAACCCTGATATCAATACTCGTCGATACCGATGTTATAGGATATTGATTTGCAAGCAATACAAAAGAATTATCCCCGTCGTAATATTCGGTAAGACTTCTTGACTTTAAAAGCCTTTTTGTTTCCGAGTTGAACCGCCATGAAACCTCGTCAATAATACTATTGATCCGGTAATTATTTGCGGTTGAACTCGTACTTTCACCCAAATATTTTTTTACATCGTAGAGAGTTACTAAACTATTTGACGTATCGATACTTGTACCCATAATCTCCTAAAAAGGGCGGGGAATTACCCCCGCCAAAAAGAGAGAAGCGTCACATCGGAGAGCCGTCCATGTAAATATAAAACGTCCCATTATTTGCCCCGGCGGTCGTTTTGGCAACGGTGAGTTTTAGGACTTCATCGCTAATCGGGATACGGTCATACCACGTTAACGCGCCATTCGTACTATTCACGCAAGCAACACGCGGATATTTTGTAAATGATGCCGAACCGACCGCAAGCGAAGTCAAAACAGATATACCGCTCACCGATCCCTGGATGTCGAGGTCTGCCGTAGAACTCAACGGACCCGATGTGCTCTTTACGTATCGTATAGCATGGACATACCCATTCAAAATCTCTGTTGTATAGCACGTCTTCGTCGATGCCGTTGCGGACACCGTTATCGTGTATTTAGTTGGTCTGATTGCCATTCTTTACAGCCTCTTTCTCGTTCGAGTTATCAAGTGGAGGAACCCAGCACCGATCCCAGTAGTTTACATCATCCAAAGCCCCCATAAGTTGGAGTTTTTGGGCAATGAATTGATTCGCGTTCGCATCGCATTCGTTTATCCGCTTTGTCAATTCCTCTTTCCGAGCCTTGACTTTAAGTTTATACTGGACCGCTTCCATATCGTCATAACCGTACCGGTATCGAGTCTTCAACAGATCGGACTGCGGCGGGATATAAACTTTAATTCCTCGGCCTATTGCAACACCTACGAAGTATTCGATTGACGGCCTCTGATGCTGGTATTCCTCATCGGTCGCCATGTCGATTCCCCATATCCCAATTTCATCGACACCGAGCATAATTGCAAAGGCGATCATGTATGAAATGCTATTTGTAAAGTAATCACCGTATGGTTCAGCAACTTTCACCACCTCGTCAATCGGGAACTCGATTGACTGCGGTATGTCCTCATAGTGTTTTAACATGAACACGGGAATATTCGCCGCCCTCAACCATTCAAGATGCTGCGGATTGCGCTCTTTCGATCTTAAAAATTTGTAATCGTGAAGCTCGAAAAGTACATCAACCTTTTTACCGAGTTTGTAAAGCTCATTGACTCCCCATATTTCCCATTCTTTATTTCCATAGGGTGCAAGGTCTCTACTTGATGGGGCATATCCGACGATTGCTATTTTCCTTTTGACTTTCTCAACCACGTTGATTCCTGTTTGCGCTTCTTCTCTCTTCTTCATCGTTTAATCTCCTTTAAAAATAAGCGGGGCAAAAGCCCCGCCTTGATTATGTGGTAGTAGAACCGATAGCAGTTCCGTCAGCGACCGTTCTGGCTATTTCCATCAACCTTGTCGCAGAGACTTTCATAAATCCAACACCGTGCCCGCTTTTCAGGAATTTATAGCAATAATTTGCACCGTCAAAAGTTACGGCAGTTGATCCGGCCTTAACTCTTACAAATCCCGTAGCGGTGGCATTGGTACAGAAAATATATTTTGTCTCACCTATAGCCATAGCCGTAGTAGGAAGCGTGATGGTTTTGGATGTCTTAGTGCTCTTTACGGTTGTAAACCCTCTGACCTTCATTGTCGCAGTTGAAGCAGTTGTCATCGCGTCGGCAGTAAATTTGAAAGAGCTGTTTGCCGCAAATGTTATGAGAGCACCAGAACTATTTGCTATAGTGGCACTATTGGAAAGCGTTCCGCTATTTGCAAGCGTCCCGCTATTCGTAAACGTTCCACTATTTGTGATCGTTCCGGCATTCGTCAGCTTGTCCGATGATCCAAGAACCATCGTATGCCCAGTGCCGGTCGAATCAACATCTTCATAAAAAGCTTGATTATAACTTGCCATTCATTACCCCTTATGTGCTCGGAGATACAAGAGTTATCTCCTCAATGCAGTAAGTGGTGGACTGCGTAACCGCGCCCTTTTTCATATTGTACTGAATCGCATAGATAGGAGACCCCTGACAAGATGCGGCCCCGTCTTTCTCGATATACGGCTTCAAGTATCTCTTGAGCGGTTTTATAATATCGATTGCGACAAAGTCGCCGATATTTGCGGTGCTGCATGCAGTACCGCTCCCCGCCGTAGCCTGAGAACCGAGGGATGTGAAGGATGTTGATGTCGTCGAGTCGCAGTGATAAACAAGAAGCTCATAGCTTCCGGTCGATACGCCTGCGGTATTCTCAACAATCGAAGAAAGGAACATACATCCGTCAAAGCCAGCCATATCGACATACGAACCGGTCACGCCGGAACTGTCGGCCCCCGTGTCCCCCCTGTCGCATACGGAAATCTTTACATTGTTCAAAAGGTTATTCATCATATATTTTTACCCCTTACGCCAATTTCACGCGCACAAACGCGTCTTCGAGTACCGGCATTCCATCCGTCTCCGACCTAATGATGAACCCGGCCTGATTGGTAGCCGCGTAAAGCTCCACGAGTTTTTGAATCGTGATATCGAGCGCATCAGCGATCCAATAATACCCGAAATCCCCCAGGATCCCGACATATTTCCCCGTCGAGAATGTAGACGGAGCGTATTCGGATTCAAACACCGGATAACCGAGAATCCGATCAGGCGTCCCGGCCTGTACGGAAGATTCCCAAACATACCGGCCTTCACCGTCTTTCAATTTGCGGATTTGTTTCACCGCGTCACGGTGGAAAATCCAGCGGCAGTTTGCCCGATACTGTTGCGGGAGCTTGTACTTCGCCTCAATCAAACCATCAAACCGAATCTCGGAAATTGTGTTTCCGGTGCTCACGTCGCGATCCGTGCTGATACCATCATCGGAAGCTGCAAAAACTCCGAGAGGAGAATTTGCCCCGGTTCCATTAAGGAAGGCATTCTCTTCAACAACTGCCTGTTTATATGAAAGCCGCTGTCTGACAAGAGCCTCTGCTCCCATCGATGCTTTTCTAAGCAACGTATTAGAGAGCTTAATGAACTGAGCAAGGGGATGTGGAAAAAGTTCGCGCTTCCCAAGCTTCATCGTCGAATCCTCGGACCCGATCTTGAGTTCAGCGGTCCATGTCGGATCGGCAGGATCGGCAGCAAGTGACGGAGCGCCAAGTGACTGAGCATCGGGCACGCTGAATTTTGTGGCAAGCTGCCTCATAAATGTAAGATTGTCTTTAGTGGTGATGAGCTGATTAACCCATTGCTGTGGCATAACGATATAACCACCGGATGTATCTTTGTCAACCTGCAAAGCTCTTACCTCTTCAGGTTTCAGAGATGCGATGCCGTCGCACAGAGCGCGATTGAGTGCGCGAATCTGAATTTCTGATTCGGGAATGTTCCGCGTTTCCGTTGTGATTATAGTGGAAACTGCATCTTTCTCAAGTGCTTCCTGTTTCTCCATACGATCAATCATTTCAGAACGTGAATCCACATCTTTCATGATTGCTTCGTACTTCGAATTTTCCTCTGCTGTGAGCTGCCGTTTTTCGGCCTCTGCTGTATTGAGAATAACACGCGCATCCTCAACAAGCTTTCTCTTTTCAACACGCAAATCCTTCGAATTTGCCATTTGTTACCTCTTAATTGTTAATTAACATTTCTCAGGTAAGTGGACTACGCGCCCGGCTCCCATTGATATTGTCATATATATATTACAAGCCATAAATAAAAAGTTACACTAAACAAAATAATTACGATATTTTTTCTAGATCGGTCATTTTTTTACGTATGTCCGCATCTGGAATATATGCGGTTTCCACTTCTTTCAATTTTTTGAATGCCTCAAATGCCGATCTCACCTCAGATGTTGCCGCAGCATAGGCGGGGATTGCACACGGATCGATCGTAAAAAGTCGCCCTTCATAAATATGTCTAACTACAAGCCCGTCCGCCTCTTCGAGGAATTGATCTTTCACCGCCCTAAACCCGAACGATGCCTGGTCAACATCCCCTCTTGATATCGATTCGATGATATCCCCTGCGGATGTTGGAGGAAGAATATCATAATGAACCCCGTCCTCACGCTCGTCAAGTTTCAACGTCCCACTTTTAACGCGGCCAAGTATTCGCCCGGTGTCATGATTCCATGTTGCCCGGATGTCGTTCTCCTGGATAGACTTCGTGAATGCGCCCCGGTGAATTATCTCTCTCCACCCACCGAGATCTTCGCTCATCGTCTCGTATACCGGGGACACGCCCTTGATGTGCGGCACGTCGCCGACATTCTCGGATCGAACCGGAAAATTAACAACTCTTGTTTCAATATCCATTTTATTTTCTCCTATGCCGGGACTATTTCACAATTACATCCGCCGTGAGCCGGTGGATGCTTGAACGATCTTCCATCAGCGTAAAATTTCCCATTATATTTTAACCCAAGCTGAGGGTTAACAAAACTATTTCCAAGCTCAACGACGGTCCCGTCAAGCTCCCTACACGCATCACACGTATCCGCCCCAGATGTTACCCATCGCCCGTATCTGATTTCGGAAAGCGTGAACATTTGAAAAGTGAAAGCAGATACGCCCCTTGACGCTTCATCCTCTGCGTTCCTGTCCGCCCTATTCTCTTCCCACTCAACAAACATATCTGCAAATTTCTTTTCAAAGTCTATCTGATTATCAATCGCGTCAATCAGTGCTTTTTTTATATCGCTTTTAGATGCAGCCGTATATCTTTTGACAAAATATTCGATATATTCACGCGTGAAAACCCGGATATCCTCCTCATCGATTGGATCAAGGTCGTATGCACTTGCAACCGAATCAACGACATTGCCCCCTAGTGCATCAACCACAAGCCCGGCCTTTTTCTCGATATATGGTGCAAGCTCCTTGTATAGCTCATCAATATATACCGTGAATTCCTCTGACGATCTTACCGTAAGGTATTTATCTATCCCTTTTTTAATCCCGTCGATTTCCCTGTGCTGAATAGCCCCGATAGAATCACGAAAAAGTTTCCTATACGTTTTCTTCAACGTCTTCCTATACCCGATATCCTTTTTAGTGCGTGTTTCATATTCCGGGAAAGTTCTTTTCGCCTTTTCTTTTATACCAACCGGCTGCTCTTCCTCGGCATCCTCCGGATCCGATCCTTCGGCAATTTTGTTTTCCTCAACTACCGGCTTCGGCTCGTTTATATCGGCGAGGTTTAACGGTATATAATGTTTATCTCCACCATCAATTTTATTCATATTCTCACGTTTACACACATCGTTGATTGACATAAAACCGTTATTGATTGCAATCTGGTACGCTGAGAAACGGCTTTGCATATCCCCTCGCATGAGAGCGTCAACAAGAAACTCAAAATAGAATTTCCCCTGCTCCTTCTCCGGCAAAAGCTGTGTCGTGAATGCCTGTTCCCATCGCGTGAAGTGCGGAAGCATGGTATACTTGACAAATTCAATTGATTGATGCTCGATGTTTGTGAATGTTGCGTGTTCCAGGTCGCCGACAAGGTGGGGAGGTATCCTATTTACAGATGCCATTTCCCCACGCTGGAATTTCCTTGAATCCATCATCTGCGATTCTTCCGGGTCGGCTGAAATCTTGTTAAACTCCATACCCTCTTCAAGAATCCCTAGTTTATGTTTATTGGATACACCTTTATGTCGTTTATCCCACCACACAAGAAGCCTTTTGTATGCATCATCGCTTAGTTTCCCTGGATGTTTCAAGAATCCACCAGGAGAGGCGTCATTTGCAAAAAACTTTGACCCGTATTCCTCAATGGCCATACCCAAACCGATTGCATTCTCATGCAGCTCGATTGTCGGTTTCCCGTCAATCCCGTCCGTGCTGAAACCGTGCACGTGGAATATTTCCCACTGCAAATACGGCTTTTCTTTTTGACCATCCTCTCGATATAAAAAAACTTTTGACCCGTTCACGATTTTAGTTGTCATCTTCGTCGGATCAAGCGGAATCAATTCTTTTACATACCCATCACTCCCGAATTTCTTTTCAGCATACGCGCGCCCGTAGTGGAGATAGTAATAAGACATCAATTCCTTCCACTCGTAAGCGGTCATGTATGAATTCGGTTTCATGTGGATGAGTTTATAAAGCGGGTGCTTCGTCGCGCGGTCCCTATTGTCCCCGGTGTCCTTGTATAAAATAACCGGCATGGTTGCGAGCGTCTCGTACAAAACCCTATTGGCCGCAAAATAGGAAGAGTACTTCAAAGCCTCGTTTTCGTCGACGACAATACCTGTTTTTGTTTCACCGGCACCGAAATATTTCTGGACGATGGAATTGAGATACCCATCGAGTGAGCGGCTCAACCATTTATCTATAAAACCATGCTTTTTCAAAGCTCCCTCACCTCCTGCGTGTCATAAACCGAGGCGTTATTATTTTTCAAACATCTATCGAGGCCCATTACAAGTCCAACCATGCCGTCAATTTTCTCTCTTGATTTTGCTTTGTCCGGCTTCACGTTCCCCGCCGGATCGGTTGCGAGCGTCATATTGTCGGCCATCCAGTTGAGAATAGGGTTATTTCCGTGGTTAATTTGCCCGGATGATACAAGTCTCATGAGGTCTTTTGTTGGCGGAGACATAGACAAATACCCTTGCCTAAACTCGATCATGTTAAATCTGTCTTCGTCTCCAAGATGCTGAACTATTTCTGTTGCGCCGTATGGGTCGAACGCTATTTCTTGAATGTTGTAATCCTTCGCAAGTTGGTTTATCTTTTCCCGTATGAATCTATAATCAATCACGTTGCCGGGAGTCGCGATCAAGTATCCGTCCCGCTCCCATGCATCATACGGAACACGATCACGGCTTGCCCTTATATATATATTGTCAGCAGGACAGAAAAAGTAACACAAAACCTGAATTTTTTTCTCAATTTTAAACACCATGATAAAAGCGGATAAATCCCAAATGTGCGAAAGGTCGAGGCCACACCAGCACTTCTTCTTGAGCAAGGTCAACGGATCGATCGTCTCCCCACAGTCAAGCCACTTCTTCAGGTCAATCCATCGTTGATCCGACTGCGTCCATTGGCATAGATAGAGCCTTCGAAACGTGTTCACAAACGCGGGTGAGTATTTCGCCTTGTTGTATTCTCTCCGCAAGTCTTCAAGTGACCTGTGCTTCCCAAGTCCAGGGTTTACCTTGTGCCAATTCGCCTCATCTTCCCAGTCCTCGCCCTCAGGCAAACAGAAAAGCGCAGGGTAAAAAGTCGGATCAACGATAAGCCCGTCCCTTACCTTGCGCGCGTACTCGTGGACCTCCCAGCATATAGACTGCCGGTCAAACCCCGCCGTAGTAATTGCAACAATAAGCGGCTGCCTTCTTGTCCCTACCGACGTAGTAAGTACGTCCCATAAGTCACGATTCGGTTGTGTGTGGAGTTCGTCGAAGATTATCCCGTGCGCATTAAATCCATGCTTCGTTCCGGCCTCGGAAGACAGCACCCTATAAAAAGAATTACCGTAAACGATTCGCTTTGTAGCGGTATATACTCTGCTCCGACTTTTTAAAGCCGGTTCCTGATTGACTGTTTGTTCGGCAACATTAAAAACAATTGATGCTTGGTCCCTATCTCCCGCCGCACTATATATCTCCGCCCCCGGCTCTCCGTCTACATACAAAAGGCATAGCGCGATAGCCGATGCAAGCTGACTCTTTCCGTTCTTTCTGCCGACCTCAATATATACCGTTCGAATAATTCGGAAACCATTCTCATCGACATTCCCGAATATGTCTGATATTATTTTTCTCTGCCACTCGTCAAGAATGAACGGTTGACCCGCCCATTCGCCCTTAACGTGTCGCAATTTCTCAATAAACCGGATTGCCCTATCTGCTTTTTGTTGATCAAACACGGCTCAGGAAAGTAAATCTTCCCATTCCTCATCTTTCTTTTTCTGCCTCGCAGGTGCTATGCGCGCGCGCGAGGATGGAGACATTCCGAATTCCGAACATATATCTTTCATGATTTTAAAGTTTTTGTTTGCTACTGAATGCCAATTCATCGCGCCCGGCGTGAAATCAGCTTCCATGTTCAAAGCTTTCTCCTGCGCCTTGATGAATATCGAATACGATGAGCAGTAAGCTATGATTAAAGCCTCATCAACGTTATCGAGAACACCCATACGCTCCAGTTCCGGGATGATCCGCGCCCACTCATCGCGGGCGATCTCATCGAACCAGTCGGGCATAGTGAACCCGGAATACTCCTTATCAATCGGATCGGGAAGTGGACGCCTTCCGGGATTCCCTGCTATCATTTTTAGTTCAATAGGTTTCGGTTTTCTACTCATGTCTATTAAGATAACCCCCTGTTTATTATATGCGACTGCACATGCAAAGC